CTCTCGCAGCGATTTTTAAACCTCTTTCATCAACGAAAGCAGCGATGTCTATCAAAGACTGCTCTAGTGATGTTTCGTTTAAGTCAGCTGCAGTTGCAAGAGTATTACTGAATGTACCAGCGATGATTGGATGAGCTGTAGATAATAAAGCTTGTCCGTCACCACCTGGTTGTACAGTAGAACTGAACGCATTGTTTAACACGTTAGCCGCTTTAACTTGTTTAGTGTTAGCCATAGATCTAGCCAATGCTTTGGTATATCTAGAAGCTAATCTGTCATACAAGTTATCTTCGATAGCTTCCTCAGTGATAGAGAATGCTAAAGCGATTGTTTCGTGTGTGTAACGAGCTGTGAAAGTTTCTTGAGCGTTGTCATAAGACACTCCAGATCCTTCTGGCTTAACTGAAGCGTTAGCAAAGCCCGAAAGCATTACTTCTTCTTCAAAAGCTCTGTCAGAATTTTCTGTGTCGAAAATTTCAGCGTGCTCATTAGCATAGTTTTTATATTCCAAGCCGAATAGGGCATTCAAACCTGGCTCTAGTTCTTTAACTAGTTGTTGTCGTGATATAGCCATATCTTATACTCCTATAGTCGGTTGTTTCAACTGATGCTCATTGATTTGCACAATGCATTTAGCATAAGCTGAAGTTGAATCGTTTCCGATTTCTTTGGAAAAGCCAAAAAACTTAACCAATAAAGTGCTTGAAGTTCCAGATGTACCAACATCTAGAGTCATACCTGATTGGCCGTTGATTGTGCTACCAGTGCCCACGTTAACGTCGAAGTTTAATCCGACATCAGCTTGAGCGATTGAAGCATCAGCTTGAACTAAGAATCTTGCATACGGATCGTCGTATACGAAAGCTTCAATAGTTTCACCTGTTGCTACGTTTGTTTGGGTATAGTAGTTAGTATATTTTGGTTTTCCTGTTGAAGGATCTTTCGATATGAAAGCTCCCCAGAAAACGCCTAACGCAGGGTCAGACGCAGTACCTTGGCTAATGTATCCAGAACTTTGCAATGCTACCAAGTCACCTTGATAGATTGAAGTACTAGAGTTATCAGCTATGTACCACGATGACAGACCTTGGTTGTCAGCGTTTTGACCAACTTTACCAACTGGAACAAACCCAAAAGGGGCGTTTGTATTTGCCATATTTGTTTTCTCCTAAGTTTTAAGTTGATCGGTGTTCCTCAGAAATTACTAAATAATTAGTTCTTCTTTGTACCACCGAAGGTTACACGAGTTTGTCGATCACTATTGATCGGCATACTTGGGTGCTGTTCCTTCATTAGATCGTTATTTACTGCATCGTCGCGATCCTTAGTTTGTTTTGCAAAATAAGCTTCACGTGATCTTGCGATCTCTTCAGGTATCCTAGCCAGCAATAGGCCTCCAACTCCTATGACTCCTGCGTATTTTCCTTCGTTCAGAACTGGATATTCAGATCCAGGATATTCATCTCCTCTTACGAGTTCGAATCCTGATCTTAGTTTACCGGACATATTCTTTGTGTCATCAAAGCCCATTGTCTCGGCTCTTATCCATCTGTGTCGGAATCCTTCCGGCGCAGGCGGTGCATCAAGAGATGATGGTGGAGTCCAAGTTTGAGGTCGTTTTGTTTTTTCTCTACTTTGGCTCGCACGAGTGGTCTTTATATTTTTATCTTCCATATGCCTATACCTCCTTCGTGAGTGTTGTTAATTGTTTCGCATATTCTTCAAGTGGCACACCTAATTTTTTAGCAATTGCTACCTGTGATGGTGTGAGCTTCACAGTTTTTCTGCGTCCTGTTGCGCTTGGACGTTTAGCTGACGCTACAGTTTGAGAGGGTTTAGCTCTTTCTGTAGTATTGTCCTCTACTTTAGCAAATTTATGCGGAAATTCAAGTTTTATTCTTTTATCAATTTCAGCATAATATTCATCTGATTGAGGATCAAATCCTTCTTCTTCTACAAGCTTTTTATGTATATCAAAAGCCGTATAAGTCATTGCAGAATCATTACCAAACCACCTATTTTTAGATGCCCAAGCTTCCGCTCGTTCATCAGTAGGTGCATCTTTTGGTAAATTATAACCTTGATAATTATTAACTGTCTCATATTGTTGAGGAGTAATATTTACTTTTTTATCAGTTATTTCTTCTTTTAATGATTTAAGAGAACCAAGTCTAGCTGCATCCATTGTTAAAGTTGCAATCTGTTCTTGAGCAGAAACTTGTGCTTCTACATCTCCAGATTCAATTGCACTTCGAAGAGCTTGTTTAGCAGCAGCCATATTAGTTTTGACTCTAGTTTCAAATTCAGAAACATAAGATGCATCTAATTTAGAGAATCGTTTTTCAAGATTTTCTTTTTCTTGTTTTTGCAATTTAGCAAAATTTAAAGCTTCTTCTCTTTGTCTTTCCGCTTCTCTCATTTTACGAGTTAGTTTAGCAATACGTTTTTGAACGCCTTCACTATACTTTTCTAACTCATCTTCTTTTTCTGCCTTATCTTCTTTTTTTTCTTCTTGTGCAGCTTCAACAGGTTTTTTTTCTTCTTCCTGTTCGACTTCTATTTTCTCTTCTACAACAGGCTCTTTTATTTGCTCATTGTTCTCGTCTAGATTAATTTCGGCCCCTTCTAATTCACCGACATCAATCATATTTTCTTGTTTTTGTGCTTCTGGCATAGTTCCTCCTATGGTTTAAATGTGATGAAGAACAGATTCGGGATTTTTAATTGTTCCCAAAACTTCATCATCATTTAGTATTCGCACTTCTCCACCTTCTATTGGTAACCTTGAACCAGCATATCTGGCAAAGATAACCCAATCTCCTTTTTTGCACCAAGGCTCTTCAAATTTATCTTTATCCTTGTAAGCCAATGGACCCATTTTTAAAACGTAACCACAATTGGTTGCGATTCGTAATCGGTCTAATGATTCTTGTGCAATTAAAATTCCTCCTTTAGTTTTATCTTTAGGTGTAAAAGGTAAAACTAATAATCTCCATCCAGATGGTTCTGGTAATTCGTCTACAATAGATGCGACATTAGTTTCATCTATTTTTTTAGATTCTCTTGAAATGAATTCTTGTTTTTTTGATTCTTCTTCGTATTTGTCTTGAAGACCTAATTTAATCTTCGGTACTTCTGTCGAATTTGACGATATTGTCTGCGCCTCTTTGCTCATCTTTTTTTTGCTCCTTATTTTCTAGCAGGATAGAGATTTCCTGTAATGTTATTTGTATGGCGTGTGCCTGACCAAGTAAATACTTGTATTTCTCCATATTGTCAACACCCCCTCCAATCATTGTGTCTCCAATAGTTTGAAGTCTTTCTTGAAGGTTTTTTTGAGTTTTATAGATTACGGTTATGGGATCTATGGCCATTAACAATTCCACTTTCTAAGAGACTTATTTATCCTAGAATTGGGATCGTTAGCAGTTTTTGCCGATGTGAGTCTCTTCTTCATACCAGACATTCTAGCGCAGAAACTTTTTCTACGATTTGCAGCTTTAGAACCTTTTTTTAATTTAGAAGGTTTAGTAGTAACAGCCATAGAAAGTTTAGAACCAGGATTAGCTGCTCTATAAGAAGCTATTCCTTTTCTATTTAATCCACCTGATTCGGATTTACCTTCTTTACGTTGCCAAGCTGGAGATCCTCCTCTTGCCATTGCAATTCTAGCTTTACCACATCCTCGTTTATGTATTCCTAAGCCTGCCATTATTTTTTCTTTTTAGGAAATCCTGCTTTCATATTTGCATATGCTTTTGCAGAAATAGTAGATTTAGATTTAGGTCTTGAGATACCTAATTTTTTTCTTCTATTAATGTTAGCCCAAAGTCCTGGTTTCTTTTTTGTAGCCATTATTTTTTACCTTTGTGTTTAGAATTTTTCATCATTTTTCCATCAGGCATTTTATGATATCCTTTTTTAACTGTTCCACCTTTTTTAAAAAAACCCATTTTATTTCTAACTTCAGTTGGAAGTTTTTTTAAACCTTTTTTATTTGCTGGTACTTTTTTTAAATGTGTAGGCATTATTTGTTCTCTTTTTTACAGTTACAGTCGTGACTACATTTGCAAGGAATGATTTTAAATATCTTACAAATCACCCATTGTATTGCATTGAGGACTTTACAAGCCACCCAAACAATTGCGTTTTTTATTTTAATTAGTATTTCCATATTGTTCTCCTTGATTGTTTATACTATTTTTCTACTTTGTTGGCTAGTGTTCTAGCAATACTTTCACCAGAACGACCTACTACATAACCACCTAATCCAATGTTTAATAACGTCCAAACATCCCCAGGTA